TGATTAGTTTTTTGACAGGGATACCTGTAAGTTCGTAGTAAGCAGTTGCGTAGAACATTTCTTGAACGAAATAATTCTCCAACCACTTTTCAGGTTTAATCTTTTCAGATGTTTTGAAATCGATGACTGCTAACTCTCCTTCGTATTCCGCTATGCAGTCAACCCTACCAGCTAATCCAAGATACTCTGAATACAGAGTCCTTTCTATAGCGTGTACATTATTTATCTTATCCAGATATGGCTTAGCATGATGAAACATGAACTGAGTTGCAGGTCTGAACTCATCCCAGTTTATTTCTTTGTTCCTCATATAGACTTCAACTGCTTCATGGAAATCAGTTCCACGAGCAGTTGCTTTCTTAGTGATTCTATTTGCTTCTTCGACACCAATTCTCTCACGCCACTTAGCAAAGATCTGTCTATTGTAGAAAGAAGTTACTGACGTAATAGAAGGCACCCATTCTCCATTAGGTAAGTTATAGAGACGGATGCCCTGGGTTTCTTTTTTGTTTAGTTCAAGATCACCGAGATAATTACAATGCTCAAAAATCATAAATTCATTTCCATCTTAGCGAGTAAGTATTCTTTCACCAATCCAGAGCGAACAATATCTTCCACTCCAAACTCAACAATATCAACTGAAGGCATGATACGAAGGATCTTCATGAAGTCAATAACTCCATTCTTCTCATTAGTCTTGAGAAGGTCGGTCTGTGTAGCATCACCGCAGAACATAATCTTAGAGTTCTGACCAATCCTTGTAATAATACTATCAAGTTCATGATAGTTTAGATTCTGGAATTCGTCAACGATGATGATTGCATTATCAAGTGTAGTGCCACGAATAAATGACGTAGACCAGAATGAAATTGTCCCCTGGTTTTTAAGATTACCATACAGCATCTCAAAGTCAGAGTCTGTAGGCATCTCGAACATGTATTTGACCATGTTCTTATATGGGATCTGATAGAGAGAGGACTTGTCCTCATGGTCTCCAGGAAGGAAACCAATCTCTCTGGTTGCTACAAGAGACCTGACGATATAGATCTTTTCGTAGGGTGTCTTGACATCTAACACATCTCTAAGTGCATTATAGAGTGTGATGAAAGTCTTACCAGTTCCAGCGCAACCGTATGCAACAAGGTTTTGATCATTCTTGTAGCAACGGAAAAGTTCTTCTTGATTTTCTGTCAGCGGCTCGATGTTCTTCATCAAGTCTGAGTTAATTGGTTTCTTTCTTTTCATGTGCTTATTACTCATCCCGAATGGGACTACTGGTTGGTTAGACTTTCTTTTAGTTGGCATAGAAGAAAAAATCAGATAGGACGGACATTGGAGCGAGGTTGTTTCGATACCTTATGAAGGACATCGTTCCAACCTGGGTGAGATTTTTTAAGTTTGTCGTAAACCTCACCGACCTCTCCAACTCCAGCAACACCTGCTTGCCAGTCCTTATCCCATCCTGGGTTCTGTTCTTTCCACTCACAATATTCCTTCATGGTCATACTGAGAGTCTTCTTTTCTTTCGTCTCTAAATTAATAACGGGGTACGTTGGCATAAACGTTCAATCCTTTTCTTGTATTTATTAATTCCACTCCATCGCTTCAGCGACAGCAGGGAACTGCTCACAGAAGATCTTCTTAGCACCCAGAGCAATATCCATATGCTCCTTCTGTGTGCCGTTAGCAGACCGCAGTTCGATGTAATGAATCCATGAGCGCACAGATCCCGTCATGTAGAGTCTGGTGGGCGTTGCCAGGGGAAGCACAAAACGAGCACACTCCTTTGCGATCCCATCATCAAGCATCTTCTTATAGAGATCCATCGCCTCTTTGAAGTGTTGCTGCATCAGCATTTCGTATTTCTGAACCACGAACGGGTCAACATCATCAATAGAATTCTGACGATTCTTGGTGTCTTGTCTGCGTAGTTCAGGTAGAGGGATCTCCTCCGCGAGTAGGGAAGAATCAGCATAGCGTTGTGAAAATTCTTGATATGTCATCGAACGGTGCCGGAGCACTTGAGCTGCCACACCCCTGGTAGTATTGATTTCCAGGGTCATGTATGCCTGTTCAAAGATACTCCAGTGCTGGTGCTTCACACAATACTTGAGCAGACCAGAAAACTTTTCGTTCTCCTGGTTGTTTGGATTGCTTACACGGGCACAGTAAGCCATGTGTTTCTCAGCATCAGGAGTGACGCTAATCAATTTAATCGGGGTATCCGTCATCATCTCCTTCGTCATAAACTTCGTCGTAGTCTGTGATAATATTTTCTGGTTGTTTGTATGCATCAACATCAGAGTATACCTCTGACTCAAGTACATCTACAAGGGACTTTAAGTTCCTCACAATTAATTTAAGTTTCTCTCTATCCATAAAAAAATGGGAGGTTTCCCTCCCATTCTATCATATTAAAAGTGTAAGTCAATCACTTGGTGTAGGTATGTCCACGGTATGTGAACTTACCATGTACTTCAGTTGGTTTGACGTTCGTAACTTTGGTAACGATACCACGGTATGCAGTATGGTTAATCTGAGCGTCGTGCAGAGCAGATGCTTTGTTGATCTGCTTGCGAATGAGGTTGAGTGTGTTCATTTGATTGTCCTGAATGAATGGAAAGTTAACCTTCTCACCTTTCGGTGGATCCGTTTTCCCGTTCCTTCAGTCGTTTGCGTCCGTCCGAAGACGGATGAACGATCCGTTCCGCGACTTACTTGCGTCCCCTAGGGGATGAACGATGGGTTTATTATAACCCTCATAGATTATATAGTCAAGTAGTTTTGTATAACGTGTTACAAAAACATCCCTGCATCAGACATGAATTTGAGAGTCTCCTTCAAAGTGCCACGATGGTTAAGTCCAATAGCGACTTGTGGATACTCTGCTTCTTCTCCAAATTCTGCTTTGAATTGTTTATGAGTAAAATCAATACCCAGTAAGAATTGTCTTACATCCTGACCACATGCCTCAAGAACCATGACTGCTCGTTCAGATTCTTGGCCACCGTTGCCGTAAACTAGTGCTTGTTTCACTCTTCCTCCTCCTCATACTCTATAACAACTCGTTTGTATCTTCGACCATTACTATCTACACATGAGATGTGTCTCAGCGTGGCACCCAATTCATCTGCAACTTCATGCAGCGTCCACCATGGAACTTGTTTCTCAGTCACGTTGCCTCCAGTCATCGGGCTTGTCTCTTTGGAACCAGTCAACGATTTCATCAGCACCACCGAACCCCGTTCTATGATTAGATGGGTCGGGATCGCCTAGTCCCATCTTATTCAAAAAATCATCGGTACTACCTTCCTCAATACCTTTGGACTGACGCCGTGCTTTGTTTAACCAATCTCTAGCAAGAGTATGTGCCTTGGCAAGTTTTTCTGCCCAGATCATATCCTCTAGGGGAACCTCTTCTTTGTTCGCAATACATCTGCAAATGGACTCAAGTCTGAGTCTGTATTGGGTGGAGAGCATGTTAGTTCAATTTGAGTTTGTCTTTAAGATCAAGAACCTTATTAACCTCATCAACCGCAGCAGACATCCTAGCACCTAGAATATCCATGATGTCATCATAGATTACTTTATTATCCACGTAGTCATCGAAGTATGTGTCGATTGCTTCTTTGAGATACCTCTTACGATGCCACTCAGGTGAATAGGGTTTATAAGACATGGTGAAAGTAGTTTTTCATAGTGAGACTATAACAAAATATCGTTGACAAGTCAACTGTTGTATTTATTTTAACGGCTTACCGTGTTTGTCTACTAATCCTAACTTTTTGATATGAGTTAGGTTAGACCTCTCTTCCTTCTTAATGCGTTTGTATTCCTTGATGATCTTGTCAATCTCTTTCTGAGAGACTTTGACTTTCAATTCTTGGTCGTCATCGGAGGAAACAAATCCGAGACCTGCCTTTTTTGTTTCCTCAACCGAATCAACATAATCGTTGATAACGTCTTGGATTTCGTCGCGGATCAAGGAATTAATTTGTTCTTTAAGATCCTCTTCATTCATTTTTTCTTCTTGTCTTTCTTAGGTTTGACTCCCCACAGTTTTGGATTCACAGATCCATATCCAAATTCGATTCTTTGCACACTACCTTTTCCATACTTATCATAATACATGTCAAACATTTTAGAGACCTTACCACAACGTGTAAGGTCAACGTATTCAACACCATCAACAATATACCAGATCAATCTGGCATCTGTTGGAAAAGATTTATCGTTTGCTGCTTCGATAGAGGTTTTTTCAAGAAGGATTTGGCATCCATAATCTGATTGGTTGACTGGTTTACCATCTTGACTATGACTTGCCATTTCCTCTTGCTGTTGTTCGGCTACCTCAACCGTCATGAGCGACCTCCCCATTGAATATCTGGATAAGCTTCTTTGACCATATCATAAGTTATCTTGTATTTAGATTGCAATTGTTTATCTTTTGTTAAGCAAACAATCTGTGCTTCTTCGGGGTGCAATCCTTCCAGCATTTGAATGAACATGGTCTCTCTACGAATGGTAGAGAGAGTATCATTACCACCTTTCACAAAGTGATAGAGATTCTTGTGTTCACGTCGCAGAGAGGTGTGGTCCGTTCCTACAGGAACTTCATTCTTTTTGAATGGAACCTCACCCTCTGGGACAACAGAGATCACGGTGTCGTCAAAGTTCCAGATAAAGATGGTCTTCAGAGCATCAGTCTCATACTCTTTCAGAATCTCAATCTTCTTTGCCTTTGAACGTTGCTTACTGGCGAGTTCAAGAATCTCATGAATGAAAGGGTTGGGTGGAAGTTTAACCTTCGTCGTCGTCTTCGTAGGACTCATAATCGTTTTCAAATCGTACTGCTAAAATTTCGTCAGGTAAGACATTACCGTTTGCATCAAACATCTCTGGATGTGTGTAAACGGGTTGGGTTTGATAGACGTGCTCTTTTGCTAACCATCCTACCATACCTCCAACAAAAAACATAGTGATGGAAACAAGTGTTCCAATAGTGAGAGTTACTGCTAACATTTTCTACTCCAGAGATTATTTTTTCCTGATGTCCAGGTAGAAGTTCAGGTGGAATACAATCTCTCGTTTGAAGAGAGCGACCATCTTACCAAACTTTACCTGAAAAGTTTTTGGTTGTTCTGGTTTTGCCCTCCTGTTGCGTAGAAGCAACTCTACCCCACGATTAATATGGGGATCTGATTTATTTAGAATGCTTTTTTCGTCGTCCGGGTTTTCGGTCATCACTATATCTCCATGCATCTTCTAAGATGCCATACAAATAATTTTTAATTTTTCTTGCTTGAGGTTTAGGAATGTGACCGTAACCTTCGCGAAGTTGTTTGTGCTCATTATCAGCACCACCTTTGATATACTCCTCAAGTTCTTGTGTAAGATCGTTGAGCTCAGTAGCGGTGGTGCTATCGATGAACGTATCAACTTCGTGCTTTTTAGTTTTGTTGTCTTTCAGATAGTCGTAGAATTTTAAATTCATTTGTCCCTCAAAGGCATTATCAATAGCATGTTCTACTAGATCGAAGATGTCGCTGAGGTTCTGTTCCATTAGACTAATTTCTGCTCTCTTAAGTACTGGACTGTTTCGGTGCATCCACCGAGGAGTCTATCTTCATATTTAACCCTGGGAAAAGTTGAACCAGGTCCAAACTGATTATAGAACTCATCACGAGTGAAATCTCTACCGAGTTTGTGCTCTACAAATTTCAACTCCGCTAACTGTAACACCTGAACAACCTTGGTGCAATAGGGACATCCGTCGCGGGAATAAACTTCAAACATTACTTTTGGACTCCTTTCCAATCGTTTTCAAAAATTTCCATACCTTTGTCGGTAAGGATGTGATCATACATCTGATCGAATACTTTGGGTGGCATCGTGCAGATTTCAGCACCATTATACCATGACCTGATAGCACGTTGCACGCTACGAATAGAGGCAGACAGAACCTGAGTTCTGATTCCATGAATACGATACAATTCAGAGATAGATCGTACAACCTCCAGACCCGCTACTGACTGGTCGTCCAAGCGTCCTACAAAGGGAGAAACGTATGTTGCCCCTGCCTTTGCTGCTAGGACTGCCTGAGCGGCACAGAAGATGAGTGTGACGTTGACTTTAATGCCTTCATCAGACAGTTGCTTACATACACTCAGACCTTCTCTGGTGCAAGGAACTTTGATAGTAGCAACATCACCAAACTTCATGTGAAGTCTACGACCCTCATGATACATCTCAGCAGCGGTGCCCATCACCTCCATGCTGATATCTTCTACTCCGATATCTTTGATCTCCTGATATACCTCTTCTGGATTTCTACCGCTCTTCATGATGAGAGTAGGGTTGGTTGTCACACCATCTACTAACCCTGTCTCAAAATATTCTTTGATGACATTAGTATCAGCTGTGTCTAGAAAAATTTTCATTAAAAAAGGGCGATTGATACGCCCTTTATATATCAGTTTTTGTCTTCGTTGTAAAGGTCTTCCAACCTTTCTCTTGTCAAATCAACATACATGATCTCTTCACCAGCGGCAGGTGCCTCTGGATGACGTTGTTTGGGCGGTTTATTCATCATCGTATTGATGTTCATAATGTTAACCCACATCATCGCAAAAGCAGCACCTGCGATAACAGCGAAGCACGAAAAGTAAACAAAGACGAGCCAACCGTTCACAGTGCGTTGCCTCTAGGAAGAACTTCTTCTGGGAACACAAAGTTTTCGTGTGGTTGGTCAACTGGTGCTAACCATGCACGGAGACCTTCATT